GTATGTAATGATAATGTCAATCCATCAAATAAATCGGTTCAAAGTGTATTATTAATCAATCCAGGATATGGATACACCGTAGCACCTGGAGTTAGATTTATTGGTGGTGGAGGTTCTGGAGCGGCTGCTACAGCATCCATAGGAACTGGTATCATAGGACCAATTACCGTTACTAATGCAGGTTATGGATATACAACTGCTCCCACTATAACCTTTACTGGAATTGCATCAGTATCTGCAGCGGCGACAGCAGTTATAAATGCAGCAGGAGCAATTACTGCAATTAGAATTACAAATTCTGGACTTGGATACACAACAGCACCAACTATTACAATATCTGCTCCATCATTTGTTGGTGTTGGAACTTATCAATATAACGAAACAATTACTGGTAGCATTAGTGGTGTAACAGCAAGGGTAAGATCTTGGAATGTTCTTACAAGTTTGTTAGAAGTTTCAAATGTAACAGGAACTTTCTTAAGAGGAGAAAATATTGTTGGTTCTGCCTCTTCAGCATCTTATGTCTTATCAGCAGTTAACGAAGAGGACATCAGAGATGCATATGCCGATAATTTAGATATAGAAATTGAAGCAGACAAGATTCTAGACTTTACGGAATCAAATCCATTTGGAATGCCATAAATATAAGTTACTATTCGGTTAAATAGTATCATACGGAACTACTAAAAATGTTTGAATATTTTTATAACGAGATTCTAAGAAAAACAGTTATATCTTTTGGATCTCTGTTTAATAACATATCAATTAAACACGTTGATAACTCGAATCAAGTTATTGATGTGATAAAGGTTCCATTAGCATATGGTCCAACTCAAAAATTCTTAGCAAGACTTGAACAGTCGCCAGATTTAAATAAACCAGTTCAAATTACATTGCCGAGAATGTCATTTGAATTTACTGGGTTAACATATGATGCTTCAAGAAAAGTAACTACAACTCAAACTTTTACTTCAAAATCTGCAGCAGATGGAACTGTAACAAAAAAAGCATATATGCCAGTTCCATATAATATGCAATTTGAACTTTCTATTATGGCAAAACTAAATGATGATGCCTTACAAATAGTTGAACAAATTTTACCATATTTTCAACCATCATATAATTTATCAGTAGAACTTGTAGATGATATCAACGAAAAAAGGGATATTCCTGTAATTCTAGAAAATGTAACATTTCAAGATGATTATGAAGGTAATTTCACATCTAGAAGAGTTTTAATTTATACTTTAAGATTTACTGCAAAAACATATCTATTTGGTCCAACACAAACTGCAACGAAAGATATCATCAAAAAGACTACTATCAGTTATATTACTGGAGATACCACAGCAACTCCAACAAGAGAAGTTGTATATTCTTCAGAACCAAGAGCAATCAAAAATTATACTGGTACAGTTCTTACAAATCTAGCAAAAGACATAACAATAGAAGATATTCTAGTAGAAGTCAATGATGCAGCATCTATTTCCGTAAACACTTACTTGGACATCGAAGGCGAAGAAGTTTATGTAAGACTTAAGAACGGCAATGTCCTAACAGTTGATAGAGGAAGAGATAACACAACTATTACACCACATCTAGCAGGCGCTCAGGTTAAATCAATAACATCTACAGATAATACATTAATTCAAGATGGTGACGACTTTGGATTTAGTGGAGACACTTTATGAAAATGACTAAAAAATTCGATAACCTAAATGAAACTTTCAATGTTTCTGGAGAGATTGTTTCCACCGATGTTGAATCATCAATTGAAAAAGTAGAAGCAATATCATCTACAGTAGAAGATATTAAAAAAGATTACGAGTACACTAGAGGAAACCTTTATTCTTTGATTGAAAAGGGTCAAGAAGCAATTAATGGAATTTTAGAACTTGCTCAGGAAAGTGAAATGCCTAGAGCATATGAAGTTGCTGGTCAATTAATTAAAAACGTTGCCGATGCCACGGATAAATTAATGGACCTACAAAAGAAACTAAAAGACATTGAAGAGGAAAAAGTTTCTAAGGGTCCTACAACAGTCAATAATGCCCTCTTTGTTGGATCTACCGCAGAACTGGCAAAACTATTAAAGCAACAAACAGAAAATGAAAACGTTTAAACAGTTTCAAGAAGATTGGACGAATAAATATAAGAAGAGTATTGATTGCTCAAATCCTAAAGGATTTTCCCAACGTGCTCACTGCGCGGGAAGGAAAAAAAGAGCAAAAGGTGAAGAAACTAAATCAAACCCAGTTAAGTGATGCCCAAATTAAAGACACATAAAACAGTTGAACAAATTGCTAAAAAGCATCGTCTTGATGTGTCTTTTATTCAGAAGCAACTTGATATGGGTGAACCAATTGAACACGAACACACCCAAGATCACGATTTAGCAAAAGACATTGCTCTTCAACATCTTGATGAAATTCCAGATTACTACACTCGTTTGAAAAAGATGGAAGCAGATGCCAAAAAGCATCATAAAAAATTTAAAGATGTTACTGAAGAGGGTCTTCGTGACTGGTTTGGAAAATCAAAATCAAAGGATGGAAAATCTGGGTGGGTAAATGTTGTAACAGGTGGAACGTGTGCTAGTGATGAACCAGGAGAAGGTGTTCCTAAATGTGTTTCTTCAACAAAAAGAGCAAGTATGACACCGGCAGAAAGACGTTCTGCAGCAAGAAGAAAAAAACAAGCAGATCCAGGACAACAACAAAAAACTGGAGCAGCAAAACCAATATACGTTTCAACTGATAGTCCTAAAAAGAAAATGAAAAAAGAAGAAGTAGAACTACAAGAAGTTAAAGACAAACCAGGAAAAAGCAGTGGCAAAAAAGATGCTTGCTACAACAAGGTAAAGTCTCGCTACAGTGTTTGGCCAAGTGCATATGCATCTGGAGCACTTGTTAAGTGTCGCAAAGTTGGTGCTGCAAACTGGGGAACTAAATCTGAAGAGACAATACGAGAAGAAGAAAGATACTGTCCTATGTGTTCCAAAAGAGAAACAAGGTCCCAGTGTTCATATGGAGAAAAGGTGTGGGATAAAGTTTCCATCAAAGATCACGAATATTCTATGGCTCGATCAGAATTAAGCACCATTTTAGATGCAGTTAAAAAATTGCAATCAAAAATAGAAAATGGTGAAGGATCTTTAGAAGCCTGGGTCCAATCAAAAATTACCAAAGCGGCAGATTATATTGATACTGCAGCAGATTATGTTGCAAGTGGAGAAATGGAAGAGGCGTGTTGGGTGGGATATAAGCAAGTTGGAATGAAAAAGAAAGGTAAAAAAATGGTTCCAAACTGTGTTCCCGAAGAGACAATTGAAGACTTAAATGGAAACACTTTTGCCGAAGTGATTGATCTCATCAAACCAGAACCAATCAAAGGGTTTAAATCACAAGTAGAAGAGGCAACACGTCTCCAAGCACAGACTGGAAATATTATTGGAGTTACTCTTTCTTGGAGAGGTAAGTATTATTCTCTAAGAATGTTCTTCCCTCAAGTTAAACTTCCAACTCGTAAAGAAATTAATGATGAACTTCAAAAAGTTTATCCTGGTTCTAATGTAGTTTATCATTCAGTATCAGAACTGCAACCAGGACAACCTCTAATTCAAGCCTTTGGACCTCAAGGTGGAAGTTCAGCAAAACCAGGACCAAATCTAAATTATGTAAAACCTATGGGTGAAGAGGCAGATATTGTAGAAGTTGCTGCGTGGCAAAGAAAAGAAGGAAAAAATAGAGAGGGTGGTTTAAATGAAAAGGGAAGAAAATCCTATGAACGCGAAAATCCAGGAAGTGATTTAAAAGCACCTTCAAAGAAGGTAGGTAATCCTCGTAGAGCATCATTCTGTGCGAGAATGAAAGGAATGAAAGCAAAATTAACTTCAGCAAAAACTGCAAGAGATCCAGATTCAAGAATCAACAAGTCACTTAGAGCTTGGAATTGTTAATTAATAAGTAGGTTTTATTATGTCTAGTGCTATAGTAAAAGTTCCAGATAAAAGATTAAATCCATCAGTAGTAAGAAATATTGCAAGAAAACACTGGGGTTTATCTAAAGAGCAAATGATAGGTATGCACGTTCATCACTTTCCTCCTAGGAGTAAGGGTGGAAAAGATATACCAGAACATTTGTATGTTTGTAGTGCAGAATTCCATAGAAAGGTATGGCATGGTGACGAATATTATATGAAAAATTTAATGAAAGCGGTAGAACATAATACTGGAAAAAAACAAAGTGAAGAATCAAAGAAAAAAAGGAGTAACAAACTGAAAGGAAGAAGATTTGGTAATAATATTCCAGGAGGTAATAATGACCATTTTAATAAAGAAGTAAAAATTAATGATATCATTTATAAATCTTTAACTGAAGCATCAAAAGACTTAAATATATCTTTACAATGTTTATACTATAGAATGAAAAATTGGAAAAACAGAGGATATGAATATGTCTGATGTTTATTTGGGCAATCCATTACTCAAGAAGGCAAATACACCTATTGAATTTACTCAAGAACAAATTCTTGAATTTATGAGGTGTAAAGATGATCCTGTTTATTTTGCTAATAATTATGTAAAAATTGTTACTCTTGATCACGGTCTACAAACATTTAAACCTTATCACTTTCAAGAAAAGTTAATTAATAACTTCCATAGAAATAGATTTAATATCTGCAAGATGCCACGTCAGACTGGTAAGTCTACCACCGTAGTGTCATTTTTGCTGCATTATGCGGTGTTTAACGATAACGTAAATATTGGTATTCTTGCAAACAAAGCAGCAACTGCAAGGGAACTTCTGGATAGATTACAAACTGCTTATGAAAACCTACCAAAGTGGATGCAGCAAGGTATTATAGCGTGGAATAAAGGTTCTTTGGAGTTAGAAAATGGATCAAAGATTCTGGCTGCTTCTACATCTGCAAGTGCTGTCCGAGGCATGTCGTTCAATATCCTCTTCTTGGACGAATTCGCTTTCGTTCCGAACCATATCGCAGATTCCTTCTTTGCATCTGTTTATCCTACTATTACTTCCGGTAAACAAACGAAGGTCATCATAGTTTCTACTCCACACGGTATGAATCATTTCTACCGTATGTGGCATGATGCTGAAAAGGGTAAGAATGAATATGTGTTCACAGATGTTCATTGGAGTGAAGTTCCTGGTAGAGATGAGGAATGGAAAAAACAGACTATTGCAAACACATCAGAACAACAATTTAAAGTCGAATTTGAATGCGAATTCTTAGGGTCTGTTGATACTCTTATTGCACCATCTAAACTTCGTAACCTTGTATACGACCACCCTAAGACCCGTAGCGGCGGTTTAGACGTATATATGGATCCAGAAGATCAGCACGATTACCTCATCACTGTGGACGTTGCTAGAGGGGTAGGAAATGACTATTCGGCGTTTACTGTTGTTGATATTACACAGTTTCCTCATAGAGTCGTTGCAAAATACAGAAACAATGAAATTAAACCAATGTTGTTTCCAAGTATCATTCACGATGTAGCAAAGAGTTATAACAACTCATATATCTTATGTGAAGTTAATGATGTTGGTGATCAAGTAGCATCTATTCTTCAATATGATCTTGAATATAATAATCTTTTAATGTGCTCTATGAGAGGTAGAGCGGGACAAATCGTTGGTCAGGGATTTTCTGGAAAGAAAACTCAACTTGGGGTTAAGATGTCTAAAACTGTTAAAAAAGTTGGATGTCTCAATCTTAAGACAATGATTGAAGAGGATAAATTATATCTAAATGATTATGAAATCATATCCGAACTTACCACTTTTATTCAAAAACATAATTCATTTGAAGCAGAAGAAGGATGTAATGACGACCTTGCAATGTGTCTTGTTATTTACGCTTGGTTAGTTGCTCAAGATTACTTTAAAGAACTTACAGACCAAGATGTTAGAAAAAGATTATATGAAGAACAAAAGAATCAAATAGAACAAGATATGTCTCCTTTTGGATTTATCTCAGATGGTCTCGATGATTCAAGTTTCGTAGATTCAGATGGAGACCGATGGTTTTTGGATGAATACGGAGACCGTGCGTATATGTGGGAGTACTTATCCTGATGGAATTAGACAATCAAATAAGATTAGGCCATTTGCTTTTAGTAGATCGAAAATGTAGGGTGTGTGGAGAAATGAAAAATTTAATAGATGGATTTTATCAAACTCGTAAAGATAGAGGACCTGTAGCATCTTCATATTCTTATGAATGTAAGGACTGTACGATAAAACGTATAGTTGTAGGTAGAGTAAAAAGTGCTGTCTTTGATAAATGGGAATATCCTGACTGGTAATTTGTTCACGCTAGATTTCCCCCGTGTAAAGTAAATTTTTAATAAATATTTTTTAGATAAACTGAGATTTAACGGAGAAAAACATGGCGACTCCTCAATTATCTCCTGGTGTACTAGTCAGAGAGGTTGATTTAACTGTAGGGAGAGCTGATAATGTTTTAGATAACATTGGTGCAATTGCAGGACCTTTCCCAATTGGACCAGTTGATTACCCAATTGATATCACTACAGAGCAAGATCTTATCAATGTTTTTGGTAAGCCCATCTCAACAGATGCTCAATATGAGTACTGGATGAGTGCATCATCTTACTTATCATATGGCGGTGTTTTAAAAGTTGTAAGAACGAGCGGATCAACTTTAAACAATGCCAATGCTGGTGTAGGAATCGCTTCAACTACAAGTCTAAAGATTGATAACTACGATGATTATACCAATAATCATTCCGAAGCAACAGACTTTACGTATGCAGCAAAGAACCCTGGTAGTTGGGCAAATAGTCTAAAGGTTTGCTTTATTGATGATCTAGCAGACCAAACTCTAGGCATCACAACTACAAGTTTAGCTGGTCTTGGTGCTACCGTTGGTTACGGAGTTACTGTAGCACTTACCAGTCAGGTAATCGCTGGTTCTGGAAGCACATCAGTATTTTCTGGTTACCTAAAAGGTATTATTACTGGCGTTACAACAGATGCAACAAACGGTAATAGCACCATCGATGTAAAAATTGTTTCAAGAGTTTCTACTGCAGGAACTGAAACAAAGATTGATTATGCAGAAGGAACTACAACTGGAGCATTTGCTGCATCCAATGCGGTTAAGTTCATTAATAGTTCTGGCGCACAAGCTGGATCAGCAACTGTTGCTTCAGTTTCCGACTGGTATAACAATCAGACTCTTGGATTAACAAACACAACCATTTATTGGAAATCAATTGCACCAAAACCAACTTCTAACAGATATTCTTTAGATAGAAATGGTAAGGGTGATGGTCTTCATATTGCTATTGTTGATGACCTTGGAACAATCACTGGAAACCAAGGAACTATTATTGAAAAGCACTTAGGTCTCTCAAAGGCACTTGATTCAGTTTCTGCAGTCAACTCACCACAAAAAATTTGGTACAAACAGTATCTTGCAGATTTCTCTGGTCAGATTTATGCTGGAAATAATCCATCAAGTGCTGCGGATTCTTATTGGGGTACAACACCAAGAGCAACTGGTTTCTCTACTGCATTTACCGCATATACAACTGCACAAGGTCTATGGG